AATTCCCCCTTGTTGATATTACATACCTTTGGTATCCATGTACACTACAGTGGCATTTGCAATTGGTACTAGGTTGTTTGGAGTGGGAACTTTTGTTGGACTGATCTATCATGCAAGTGAAAGAAGAGCGTTTGATCCTATTGGTCGGCAATTTTTCTCAAAATATGCGGAATGGTTGGGAACATTTGGAAGGAACTTTCCTTCACCCGAGACTGCCCGTGAAATTTTCCATGAAACACCAAATGTGGCGACGAAAGAGCAGGAAAACCATACTCATCCGAGAAGCGCGTCGATTAGAAATTCAGCAGTTTATATTGTTGAAGAATATGCGAAACTCCTTGGTGTCGACACTTATTATGTACAAAGATCAGCCGCTGACGTTAGGTCAGGCCGGTCTGGTTGCAGATCTTATTACTGGGCTAAAGATTTTACGGCCCCCTGTTCTGGGTTTAATCCTAAGTCAGGAGATTTATGTGCTATTATGGACACAGATTACCATATGGACATGCCTATGATGTTGGGAACTTATCCCTCCCTTTATGCAATATCAACATTTCAGCCCACCACCGTTGCGGCTTCATTACCTGAATACTCCTTTACATTTGATAAGGCTGGCCGGTTAGATTACCGTGTTTCAGGCGGAGCTACGTATAAGCATCACTTATGGGATTATGGAACAGATGTCTTAGTGGCAAGTTCCAAACGATGGTGTGGTTTGTGGTATGATGTAACTGCCTACCATGTTGAGCGACGTAGTATAGATGACCATCATGTGTTATTAATACTCATCCCCTTTTTAAACTTACATTCTCCCCTGATAGATTTATCGAAATATATTGAAGGGCATAGGTTGAAGAGATTCGATGTTGTTGACGGAGAATTTCTTAGAATGTATGTACGTAATAAGGACCAGATGTTGGTTTCAACAGGTAAGGTGGGAGCTTGGTCGTCTACTTCAATAGACGTTAAAATTGATGATGCAATTGCCAATTATGCTTTAGATCAATCCGGCCGAATAACGGCTGCAGGCATCAAACCACTATTGAATACAGATTTTAGTCCTCATGAAGCTCTATTTTTAGCAAATTATCATAGGAATAAGACATCTTTTGTACCGCCGATGGTATATCCCGTTGAGCATTCTGTGTATAAATATCAATTTGATCCAGAATCATTTGATCCAGATGCTAAACCTTCACTTAAACCGTTTATGTCTCCATTTATTTTAGGAGGCTGTTATGCCCCTGATAGTTGTGAGAACAATGATAGAAGAATGGTAAATGGACGAGTGGTTGAGGTGAGGTTGAAAAATAAGGAAATTAAAGATTTATCACAATTTGAATTATCAGTGATAAATGAGTTTGTGGAATTGTTATTACCACACCCAGGCATGTTGCATCCAGTGGATATTGATGAAGTTTATCAACGTCAAAATAGGCCATCACAGCGTAATATTATTGATGCAGCTGTGAGACATTGCTTGTATACTGTGAAAAGAGGGGTAGATAGTTTTATGAAACGAGAATCTTATGAGGGTCCTAATGACCCACGTGTCATATCTACCATTCCTGGAATTAATAAAGTTAATTATTCACAATTTACATATGCGTTTGCTAGCCATCTGAAAAGTATGGATTGGTACGCATTTGGGAAAACACCATTAGAAATAGCAAGGCGTGTTGCTCATATTTGTTCCTTAGCATCAAATGTCGTGATGACGGATTATTCAAGATTTGATGGGAGAGTGTCGAAACACCTACGTTTATTAGAGAAACACATCATGATGCGTGCTTTTGCACCAGTCTATCGGAGTCGTTTAAGGGAATTAATGACATCGCAATTAAATCAACGGGCACGTACGCGATTTGGCGTACGTTACGACACTCTGGACTCTCGTTTATCTGGGTCTCCAGAAACCGCTGATTTTAACTCCGTGGACAATGCCTTCGTGGCATTCCTGGCCTTTCGAAAAACTCGTGAAAATGGCCTTTATTTAACTAAATTGCAAGCCTGGGAGAGGCTCGGAATTTATGGCGGAGACGACGGTCTAACAGCCAATTCTAATATAGATATTTATGTCAAATCTGCTGAGATTATGGGACAGGAATTGGAGATATCACCTATTACTAGAGGTGAGTTAGGCGTGAATTTCTTAGCTAGGTATTATTCAAATTCTGTTTGGTATGGTTGTCCTGATTCTATGTGTGATATCAAGCGACAACTATGTAAATTTCATTCCACCCACACCCTACCTGAATCAGTTACACCGATTCAGAAACTCATAGAGAAATGTAGGAGTTATTATTTGACTGATAGGAATACTCCTATCATTGGGTCATATTGTACCCGCGTGTTAACTATTTATAGTGGCATGCCTGTAACGAACTTTGGTATTTGTACCTGGTTTGGAAAATTTGATGAAGCTGTTCAGTTTCCAAATAATAATGAGGGTGATTGGATGTGGGATATTACACGTAAATTATTACCAAACGTTGATTTTACCCAGATTAATGATTACTTGTTGAAATTAATTTCAAAAGAGGTTGATCCTTTATCACCTCCATTAATGTTAGAGATCCCTATTATGGGTCATAAAACCTTACCAGTTGTAGTGGAAGGTCAAGTAATTTTACCTAAGGAAGAGAAGCAAGAATTGCAAGTCGTTGACTGCCCATGTCAGGAACATACGATATCACCGGATTATTATAATTTACCTAGTGATTTTGATTATGGAACATCGAGTTTGGGAACTAAGTTTAGTCCTGGTCCTGGCATGCGCTTTATTGCTTCTAGTGAGATAAATTCTAATTCCGGTAGTAAACGCCAGTTAAGCACCACTGGGACCGGTTACTCCAAGTTAAATAAGAGGTTTGTAAAGATTAGAGAAGAGAGGTTTATAGGGAAAAACAAGGAAAACACGAAGGTAAAGCCGGCCCGTCCATCCAAG